GATTCACGTTAATCAAAAGAAAAAAGGTAAACAAATTGGTCAACTCATAGCTGAGTTAAGACCTCTTATCCAAAATTTAGGAGATGCCACTGTTGTTGTTCCATTAATTAAAGAATATATGGAAATTAGTGTTAAAAATGACGATCATCTTCTAAAAATGGCAGCTATAGTACAACGTTTATCCACAGGTAACGCAACTGGTGGCGGTGGAGACATGTTAACTGAAGAAGAAATGAATCAACTCCAAAATATTGTAGAAGAAACAGAAAAGAAAGATGACAAAACTACTTAATTATGGTACAACATCAGGTGGGGGATCAGCTACTAAAAAAGAATTTACTAGTGTTAGAGTAGTAGATATTATTTTAGATATTGATCATCCTAGAGCTACATCATTGGGGGGTGTAGATGCTATTGGTACTATTTTCTTTGCCGAAATTTCTACTAATAAAGGGTTATCTAACCCTGAAAAATTACCTACAGCTATACCTTTATTTTCTTTTCAAAAATATTTTCCTTTAATAAATGAATTAGTTCTAGTATTAGATGGAGATATTAATACAGATACTAAATCTAAACAAAGAATTAAATATTATTTACCTACTATGAATATATGGAATAGTCCGCAACATAACGCAATGCCTCTTACAGAGTATTATATAAATACAGGTAATTTTTCAAATACCCAAAATGGAATTATAAAAACCCCCCAAGATAATTCTTTAAATATCCCTTTAGGTAAAACCTTTCAAGAAAAAGATTTTATTAAACCACTAAGACCATTTGAAGGGGATAATATATTAGAAGGGAGGCTAGGAAATTCTATTAGGTTAGGAAGTACATCTAAACCTTTAAACCCATGGTCTCAAAATGGAGAAAATAGTGACCCCATTACCATTATTAGAAACGGCCAATATAATAATATTAATGATGATACTTTTAACCCTAATATAGAAGATATAAATAATGATGATTCATCTATATATTTAACATCAAATCAAAATATTAATAATTTTAAAGTTGCATCTAAAAATATGCAATCATATGGTAGAGGGATGGACAAACCGTATATATCACCTGAAGATCAATTAACTAAACCATTAGAAACAGATATAGAATAATGAGTTACATACCAGAAACACCTAATAATTATATAGGAAAACAAGTAATAATTAATTCAGATCGTTTAATTTTTAACGCTAAAAATGATTCTATTTTACTTTTTTCAGATAAAGCCATAGGATTCAGTACTAATGGTAATTTTCATTTTGATACGTTTAATAATGGAACTAATAAATTTATAATTAATGCCCCTAAAATAATTTTAGGTTTAAGATATGATAATACTTATGCTAATGAACCGGCAGTATTAGGAAATCAAACAGAAAAATGGCTAAGTGAATTAATAGATATTATATCGGGTATTATGGATGATATGAGACAAAAATTTTCTTTAAATTGCACTGATAAAGTAACGGGTACCCGAGCTATTTATAATAAATCCCAATTACAGGGTAGATATGATGATTTAGAAATTTTGAAAGATAGTATTAAAGATATAATGAGTAAAAGAATTAACTTAGTATAATGGCAGTAGGAGATATATTTGCATTATTTAAAAACCAAACTGATGGCTTATTAAGAGATATAAAAAAAGGTATCAAAGAAGAAGGGACTAAAAAAGTTAAAGAAACTGCGTTTCAACAACTTCCTACTTCTGAAAAAATTACAAATGATTTTACAAATTTATCTAAAGATAATCCTAAAGAAGCAGAACAATATTATACTAAAACAAAAAATAAATTAGAAGCTATATTATTTAAAGTAGAAAATTCTAGAAAAAAAATGGAACTTCTTAGTAATAAATTAAAAAAGATAGATACTAAAATTAGTGATCTTTCAGATATATCTAAAACCATTAATAAATTCATTCCCCCCATACAAATAGCTTTAACAGGTTTAAAAGCTTCAGTTACAACCGCAGGTGCGGCACCAGGGGGTGCTTCAGCTGCAATCCCACTTAATGATCAAAAACTTAAATTAATAGGATTTGCGGGATATTTAGTAGCAGTGGTAGGAGATGTAGCTGATATTATTATAACAATAAATAAAGTTACTAGTTCAGTAAGGGGTGTTATACCCTCTGCTATAGAAAAAATTGAACAACTTGAAGATTATATATTAAATTTATTAGACACATTAGAAGGATTATATATAAATTTATTATTACCTTTATTAGAAGGATATGAAGAAATAGATGGAGGGATAGATAATATAGAAGATTTATATAATCAATACCCCGAATTAGAATCATTTTTAACTAGTGAAGGTAATGTTAACCTATCTGATAAAGAACCATTATATGGAACTACTAATGGAATCAGTAATGTTCCACCAAAATACTTTAGAAGATACAGAAAAAAACCTTATACTGATATTTATTAACAAACACAATTATTATGAAGGCAAGCGCTTTTGAAAAATTATTTAGAAAAGTCGTAAGAGAAGAAATAGATTATGCTCTTCGACGTGAAATTAAAACACTTAAGGAAGATTTACGTGATGAATTAAAACCTACAATCGTAGAACAACAAGTACAACGTACACCAATACCACAAAATGTACAAACTTCTTTAAAAGAAAAGATTATGGGTAAACCTATTTCCCAAAACTTTTCACAAAATGGTACTTTAAATGATTTACTTAACGAAACTGCTCAAGGCAATACAAATCTTGAATCAACATTAACACCAGAACCACCAATGCCTACTGAAGTTTCAAATGTAGTAAATAGAGATTATCGTGAATTAATGAGAGCTATAGATAAAAAGAAAAATAGTAGACCATAATGGCACAGATAAAAAAACAGATAGACCCATTAGACTTATCTTCTTCTACAGGAGTGGGGGTATCATTACCTTTTAATGGACCTGGTGTTTTTAATATCAATTATACTACTAAAGATCAAACTAAATCAAATTTAGTTCATATAATTCTAACTGAACCTGGAGAATTAATAAATAAACCATTTTTTGGGGTTGGGTTAAATAGTTTACTTTTTGAACAAAATATAAATAAAGAAAATTTACAAGAGAAAATTCAAAAAGCAGTATCTCAAGATGAAAGGTTAAGTAGAATGATTACTATATCTAATGTTAACATAGATAAAGATATTAATACAAATACAATTAGGATTAATGTGGAATATATTTCAAACTTAAACGGTACTAAAGATGCCATTCAAATTGGGATAGGAAGTATAGATGAAAGAGGTCCTTTACCATATGAACAAAAAACAAACTAAATAATGGCATATTCTACTACTAATAATACACCCCAAAAAGATATTAAATATCTTAACAAAGACTTTAATACATTAAGGGATCAATTAATTGAATACACACAAACATACTATCCCCAAACATTTAATGATTTTTCTGAAGGTTCTCCGGGTATGATGTTTTTAGAAATGGCGGCATATGTGGGGGATGTACTTTCTTATTACACTGATACTCAATTACAAGAAACATTTTTATTACTATCCCAAGAAAAAAAGAATTTATTTAATTTAGCATATTCTTTAGGATATAGACCTAAAGTTACAAAAGCCTCTAGTACCCTATTAGAAGTTTTTCAATTACTTCCTGCTAAAACGGATAATAATTATACTCCTGATTATGATTATGCATTAACTATGGGAGAAGGTTCATCCTTTAGTTCTACACAAGGAGGAATCAGTTTTGTTACTGAACAATTAATTGATTTTAATATTTCATCATCATCAGATCCTACAGATACTAGTGTTTATCAAATAGATGGAGATGGAAACCCTCAATATTATTTACTTAAAAAAAATATTAAAGTCATATCAGCAGTTAGAAAAACAACAACATTTTCAGTAGGAATAGCTGAAAAATTTTTAAAATTAAATTTAAATGATAATAATATAATTAATATAGAAAAAATAGAAGATAGTAATGGTAATATTTATACTGAAGTAGATTATTTAGCTCAAGATACTGTATTTAGTGATCAAATAAATAATAAAGCAAATGATTCTATTTTATATAATGATAAACAATCATCTCCTTATTTAATGAAAATAAAAAAAGTACCAAGAAGATTTACATCTAGGTTTACTTCTAATACTAATTTAGAAATACAATTTGGTGCAGGTACTTTAAGCAATAATGACGAAACTATAATCCCAAACCCTACTAATATAGGATTAGGAATTAATGATGGGAGAAACGAATTAGATAGAGCATATGATCCCTCTAATTTTTTATTTACAGGAACATATGGTAAAGCTCCCTCCAATACTACATTAACTGTAACCTACTTAATAGGGGGTGGAATTTCTTCTAATGTAGCTTCAAATACTATTACTAAACCTGAAACCATATTTACAGTTACTAAACCTAATTTAAATACAAATACAAGAAGTTTTATTATAGCTAGTATAGCTTCTAATAACCCACAAGCAGCTACAGGAGGGGGAGACGCCGAAAGTATTGAAGAAATTAGATTTAATTCAATGGCTAATTTTGCTGCCCAAAAAAGAATAGTAACAAAAGACGATTATATTTTAAGAACTTTATCTATGCCTTCTAAATTTGGAAATGTAGCTAAAGCCTTTATAACTCAAGATGATCAACTAAATCCTCTAAATACAGAAGATAATTTAAGAATCCCAAATCCACTTGCTTTAAACCTATATACTTTAGGATACGATATTAATAAAAATTTATCCACTCTATCTAATACAACTAAAACTAATTTAGCGACTTATTTAGAACAATATAGAATGTTAACAGACGCAATTAATATTAAAGATGCATTTGTAGTTAATATAAGTGTTAATTTTAAAATTAGAGTATCTCCTGGTTTTAATAATCAAGAAGTTTTATTAAATTGTATTCAAGAAGTACAGAATTTCTTTAATATAGATAAATGGCAAATAGGCCAACCTATTATTAAATCTGAAATAATTAATATAATAATAGGTGTAATAGGAGTACAATCAGTACAAGATATTACTTACAACAATGAATCAGGTGAATCTTTAGGTTACTCTAAATACAAATATGACCTTCAATCAGCAACTATAGATGATGTAATTTTTCCATCTTTAGATCCTTGTATTTTTGAAGTTAAATACCCTAACACAGATATTAAAGGACAAATTATAACGTAATATGGCTTATTATTCAATATTTCCAGTAAAAGATGCAACACTATATAGTAATCCTGATAGGGATACTTTAAATACGGGCATCGACGAAATTTTAGAATTAGTAAAAGAAAAAGGCAGTAATGGTGTATATTACCCCTCAAGGATTCTTTTACAATTTGATACATCTAAAATTCAATTAATATCTTCAAGTAAAATTCAAGGATTACCTTTTTCTGCTAGTTTACAACTATTTTCTACTGAACATAAAAATTTAGCATCCACCCAACAAATAGAAACATTTGCGGTCTCACAGTCATGGAATGAAGGAACAGGAAGGTACTCAAATTTACCATCATCCTCAAATGGGTGTTCTTGGCTATATAGGGATAATTCAACATCTAAAACAGAATGGTCTTCTATAAATTTTGCGCCTGAAACTACAGGTTCTATTGGGGCCCCCAATATAGAAGGTGGTGGGGGAGTATGGTACACAGGTAGTGGGTATTCAAGTACTCAAGAATTTAATAATGAAGATAATTTAGATTTAAATTTAAATGTTACTTCTATAATTAATAAACACGCTAATTCATTAATTCCTAATAATGGTTTCTTAATAAAATATTCTAATGATATTGAAGATGATGAATCAAGTAGTAAAGGTACCCTAAATTATTTTTCAGTAGACACACACACAATATTCCCTCCTAAACTTACATTTAAATGGGATGATAGTATTCATAATTCCCAATCTTTAGCAAAAAACAAAGGAGAATTAAATGTTTCTCTTTATAGAAATAAAGAAGAATACAATATTAATGAAGAATCTATTTTTAGATTAAATGTAAGAGACAAATACCCGAATAGAATATTTTCAACTACTTCAAATTATTTAAATGTAGGATATTTTACTACATCTTCATACTATAGTATAAGAGATGCACACACAGAAGAAGAAATAATCCCTTTTGATAATGAATTTACTAAGTTAAGTGCTGATGATGAAGGAATGTATTTTAAAATTTATATGAAGGGATTGCAACCTGAAAGATATTATCGTTTATTATTTAAACATATAAATAATGATGGTATAGAAATATTTGATAATAATTATCATTTTAAAGTAGTTAGATAATGAATCCACAAATCATAAAAATTGATAAGCCTACAGTTAATAATGAAATAGGAGATAAATCTATTGATAGAACTTTTTCTGAATTAATTCCTAAATTAGAATTAGTATCAGTTGATCAATTTTTTGATTATTATAATCAATTATTTTATGATATCCCCAAAAACGGTGTAACTTCACATAAAACTTTAATAGACCAAAGCACAGAATTTTACGGGAATTATAAAGACCCCAAAGATGATTTAATTAAAAATCTAGAAAAACAAATTTTGGATTTAAATAATCAATTATTATTAGGAGATCTTAGTGAAGTTGAATTAGAAGAAAAAATAGAAAAAACTATTAAAGTAAATTTAACATTAGAAGGGGGTAGTAAGTTAGGAAAAAAGAAAGACAGAAAAAAGAAAAAATACAAAGTCACTTTTACAGATGCTGAAGGTTTAAAAACTATTAATGAAGGCAGCTATACTAAATACCGAAAAGAAACTTTTGAATTTAAAGGAAAACCAGATTTTTATTTAATAGATGTATTTGGTAGAGTAGATAGAAGAGGATCTAAAAAAGATTGGGTTCATGAATATACTAGTGGAATAGTAAACTTTACTAATAATTCCCCAGATATTATTATTGAAGATATATCTGTAAGAAATGAAAAAAGATAATAGATGAAAGAATTAGAAAAGGATCTACCTAAATTTATCAAAAACATCACCAACAATTCTAATAAAATTGTAAATCTATATAATACATTTGGAAAAGACACAGATAATATTGAATTTAATGTATATGATTCTAATAATACATTAATTTCACATATACGTGATTTTAAAAATTATACTTTTACCCAAGAAGGTATACAATTAGATAACACTACAAATGAAGTATTAGTAAATCCTGAACAAGATTTAAGAAATTTAAATTTTAATTCCGGTAAGTATAAAGTAGAATATAGATTTCAAAGAAGAAAAATTATAAACAATTTTTTAAAATCATTTTCTGTAAATGAAATATCTAATTCAAGAAGAGAAATTAGAATAAATACACTTGAATTAACTAATACTCAATTAGAGCAAAATTATAATATATTTAATAGTGAAATAAATGAATCATTATTTTTTAAAGATTTTACTTTAAATTTTGGAAACGGAATAAATATAACTGCGGTTAACATATTTTTAGATAAATCAGATGATAATTATTCTTTATTAATTAAATTATTAGATCCCCTACCATTAACTATTGCTAACACTTTTACATTAAGAATAGTTGAAGATTTAATTGAACCTGCTTTTCTTGATTTAACTCTTACTCCCCTTAGTGATGTTGATTCTACAATTTTAATCGCAGGACCTAATTTTAAAATAGATACTCGATTAAATAGTTCAATACCATCAGAATTTAAAACTTATGATGAAATATTAGGAGGAGGAATAACATCAAGTTATGAAAACACTCAAAACTATTTAAGTAATAACCTTGAACCTAATATTGAATATAATAACCTAACAACAGATTCAGGATATCACTTTGAGAATTTTACTCATTTTAGTTCAGCTACCGAAAGATTAAATAATTTTAAATATAAATTAAAATTAATAGAACTATATAATACACAAGTAACTAATATTAATAGTATAGAAGGGGGAGCTTCATCCTCCATTATAACTTTAAATAGTAAAAAATCTATAGAAGATAAAAAGAAAAAAGTTATAAATGGATTTGATGGGTATGAAAGGTTTTTATATTATGAATCTGGTACATATTCATGGCCTAAATCAAATTTAACTAAACCTTATACCCAACATAATATATCTGATCCCCAATCATTAACCTGGTTTGGAAGTAATAAAGGAGAAAGTACATATTATGGAGGGCAAATTTACTCTGCTTCCCAATTTGATGACCAAAATGTATATAATTTAAATAAATTAATCCCTGATTATATTAAAAATGATTCAAATAATGATCAATATAAATTATTTATTGATATGATTGGTCAACATTTTGATCAATCTTGGTTATATATTAAGTCATTAACTGAAAACAAACGAGCAGAAAATAAAATAAATAGAGGTATTGATAAAGATTTAGTTTATAATGCTTTAAAGGGATTGGGTATACAAGTATTTGATGAATTTGAAAATGAAGACCTATTTAGCTACTTAACAGGTATAAATAAAGATGGTACTATACTCCATCAAACAGGTTCAAATATAACATTAATTTCTTCTTCTAATGAGGGTTCCCTATCTAAATCAGATATAACAAAAGAAAAATGGAAAAGAATTTACCATAACTTACCCTATCTTTTAAAAACTAAAGGTACTGAAAGGGGGATTAGGGCATTAATTACAAGTTATGGTATTCCCTCTACAATTTTAAAT